CAGAACAATTGGAGAGAGAATTAGAAAATCGTGAAACGTGTCGTGCAGCAATACGTAAGAGCAAGTACGGCAAGATTCGCGTTTTTCAAGCAGTGAACGTTGAGACCACCTTTGTTGTGCGCAAGTACTACTTAGCTTTGGTTTCTTTGATACAGGAATTCGGATTACACACAGGCATTGCAGTTGGAACTAATTGCTTCAGTAAAGAGTGGGCCAAACTTATGGAACATCTCGTACCTGACGGTTGGGGCAAACACTTTATATGTGGTGATTTTAGTAGTTACGATCAGCGTATGGGTCAAGAATGGCTGTTGGCCGCCTGGTCTGTATTACGAGAATTACTTAAGCAAACTGACTACTACGATGAATTAGATCCTCAAGAGAAGCGTGAATTCGAGACCATGTTGGATGCTTTGGCAAATGACATCGCCAACCCAACTACGCTCTTTTTCGGAGACATATTGCGGCTTCACGGTACCAATGCTTCTGGGCATCCGCTAACTGTCATCATCAACGGTATTGCAAATCTGATGTACATGATTTATGCTTTCGAATCTGTTTATCCAGATGAAGATTTTTTCGAGAAAGTCCGTGTTATGACATATGGCGATGATAACATACTCAATATCCACGAGTCGTGCCTACAGTTCACGCAGCCTACTGCTACAAAAGCTTTGGCTCAAATCAACGTGATGTACACTGCGAGTGACAAGGGTAGTGTGGCTACAGATTACGTGGACAATCCATCTTTCTTGAAACGTTCTTGGCGTTATACAACTTACGAGCTTGATGGTCAAGTCAACACGATTGTCACGTGCCCGATAGAGTTCGCCACAATTCAGAAGATGCTCTCGATGGAAACCAAAAAATCACCAGATGATTTGAACAACCGTATAGTGCAAGTGCTTGGTTCGATGCTCTTTGAATTCATTCAATATGGACGATGTCCTTTCGAACAAGCCGTGAACTTATGCGAACAATTCTGCAAGGAGCACAACCTGGAGATGCACAAGCAAGCAGTATTCCCTAATGGGTGGCCTTCGTACGACGAGTACATGAAGGCCTGGGTCACGGGTGGTATTTATACCCCCTTTGACCCCGATCCAACAGAGGTACTGGAGTGCTGAGGCACTCCAACCCCTGCGGAGGGGTATATAAATACCTGCGCTCTAGTATTGGATGGAGTGCTGGCTTTGGTTAGTTATGTACGTTTTGGGGGTATAGCGTGGAAAAACCCCCTTACTGACCTGAAGAGGTCGTTAAATATACTCACTTTTGGCAACAATAGTGTGGCGAGCGACCATTGTCACAACCAAAATGGTCCCTAATCATGCAGTTTTACCGCTACACAGAGCTTTTTCCTTGGATTTTCATCTTGTAGTAATGGGCATGGTTATGAGCAACCACAGGCAATCCCTGAAACATCTTTTTAGATGAGAGTGGTTTACTCTGAAAATACGATACCATGTAGAATAGGCATAACTACGTGGGAACAACTTGCCTACAGATATACAAGCAATTGATCAACAAATTGAACAAAACCAACAACAGGCTTTCATTGATGCATCGCCTTTTTTGCAGACGGACAGAGCTAGCGTTCCTTCTTCAGCTGATGTGACGCAGAATGGCATGGACATATCTCATTTCTTTGAAAGACCTATTCTGGTTCAGACATATGAATGGGATGATAATACGACTTTCTTTGAGGTTCTGCCACCATGGTATGATTATTTTACGCATGCTTCTATTAGACCTAAGTTGTTGGGTTTTTCTAGGCTTACTGCTGATTTAGAGGTGGAGGTTCGCATTAACGGTTCTCCTTTTAGGTTTGCCCAAATGCTCCTTTCTTATCGTCCTCTTTTTAGTCACGTCAAGACTTTTAGTGGTAATGGCGTTTCGTTGTCAGATTATTCTGGTGGTTATCTTAAGGAAGATGGATGTATGATTGGATCTACCGTATCATTACCCTCAGGTGGAACAAACATGTCTCTTTTAGCTAGGTCGCAGCGCCAGTGTACCTATGTGGATGTAGCAACTTCGACAGGAGGGAAGCTTATACTACCATTTATTCATCCTTTTAATGCTTTACGCATTAATCAACTTAACGGTGTTGATGCTGATGATTTAACTTCTCTTTTTGGTATGGAACTTATGTCTATGGGTGCTTTGAGTTTTGAAAGTCTTTCAACTTTGAGGAATATGCAAACTGCAACCACGTCCGGTGTGACTATTGATGTTTTTGTTAGGGCAATTAACGTTAGGACTTGGTTGGCTTCAGGTGTAGCAACTGCTGAGCCCCAGGGCGCAGAACGTAAACCTTCTCAGATAGCTTCTAGCATAGCTAGCGTAGCATCCATCTTTAAACACGTTCCTGTGATCGGTACCTACGCTACCTTGGCCGAGACCATTGCTGGGACTGGTTCACGTATTTTACAGTTCTTTGGATACACACCCAGGCCTGATGTTTCATTACCGCAATATGTTACTGGTTACTCTTATCCGATTGAATCAAGCGTTACATTTCCCAAGAAGGTTCGCAATTTGGGTTTGGACCATGAAAACAATGTGGTCGTAGATCCTGCTGTGGTTGATGGTAATTCTTCAGACCCATTGGCGTTTGCATCCTTTTGTGCTCGTCCTACACTTTTGGCGCGGACTTATTTTAGCTCAGCTTTAGCTGTAGACGATGCCATGCTTTTGCTTCCTGTTTCGCCTTTTCATTCTCTTTCAGAGTTGGTGACCAATCCAGACGCCCCTACTGTTCGCCGATTTCAGATGACCCCATGTGCTCTTGCTGCTATGAATTTTCGTTATTGGCGTGGTACTATGTGCGTCAGGTTTCAGGCTATACAAACTGGATTCCATCGTGGTCGATTGCGGGTCACTTGGGATCCCGAGATTGGTAGTCGCTCTACAAATACTCAAGCATCGTTGTTCACTCGTTACGAAGGTTATCAACAGATCCTTAACTGGGACCTTTCGGCACAGTCATGTGTCACAGTCAAGATTGGATTTGGAGCTCGCAAAGGGCGATTGACAGTGCCTCGGTTGGGAGTGCCTGGGTTGGTTGATAACTCTTTTATCACTAACACCGAAGCATTGCCCAATGCTATCAACACTGCCAACATTACCGTCGATAATTATGAGGATTATTTCAATGGATTTTTGCGACTTTCAGTTTTGACGCGCTTACAGGCCCCGGATGTCACTTATCCAGTTCCTATCATGACGCACGTTTGGTATGAGGATATGGAGTTTTATGATCCCTTGGAGAATGGACCATCTTTATCAACTGTTGCTGCTCATTCTGGTACGAATTCGTTAGTTCCTTCCGACCCTTCCACTTATTATGGCACCGTTATGGAGGGCGAGGACATTGAGAATTTGATGACTCGAGCTCCAGTTTACGATACCATGTATCCTCAAGGAGAGGAAGTTGATGAGTTCGTATTTCAGCCGACCACTTCTGTAGAGAACGCTTTGTATGAAGGTGAGAAGGTAGCCTCTTTGAGGTCTCTTCTTGAGCGAGATGTGTTTTACGACAATATAGCATTTGAGATTCCTCGTTCAGCGGTTCAAGCGAATGCTACTGGATCCGGTAGGAGTATTTCGATCGACGTCCCGCCTACGTTGTGTACTAGAATTTTACCCATGTACCCTCATAGTTTTGGAACTTCATCTCCATCCCGATCTAATGTGCAAACCTTGAACACTGTTTCTCCGTCTTACTCCTTTACTGGAACAGGAGGTACTGCTCGCACTTTCCATATTAATGCAGCTCGGACTAATCTTTTTCCTTTAATTCGGGAGTGTTTTGTTGGATTTCGCGGTAGTTATAATTGGAAATTCGTACCTATCGTTGAGAGTGGTTGTCGAGTTAATCTTATAACGTCGTCGAGAGCTAACTTCACTCACTCGGGACATACCCGTGTTGGATCAATTCCACGTAACAAACGGTTAGCACCTTGGAGTGTTACGCCAGACTTGACCACCGGTGGGCCTAGTTATTCTGGATTTTCACAGTCCATGATACAACCTCTTAATTACGATACAGGCCCAGCTTCCACAATAGGTGGTGCTACAAGTTCAGTCGCCGTTAGGGGTATCGCTTACACTGTACAGAACAAGCTTACTGATATCACTAGATTTTTGAATGGATATTTGGGATCTTTTGCGTCTGGTTCGCTTGCCATTCTTTCCAAG